TTAACCATGTGGTGGTGTTGCTAGAGGCTAGGCGGGCAGGTCGAGCGATGCCACGAGCGTTGATGGTGTAAATTGCGTCAGGAATCGGTGAGAGAAGCCAAGCAGTCTCAGTATGTTCAGAATAGTATTTAGGTGAACCCGTTGCCCCTATCACCTGATGATCCCTGACGAAATCTGTTGACCGAAGCTCAAGCCAGATACGCTCGCCTCCGGTGTCGTAATACAATGATTGCCACGTTACAAGCTCTGTGTCAGCGGTTGGTTTTACAGCCGTCACTGTGCTGGCAGCTGTAACAGTCGTATCTTCTGCCGTGAAGATGGCAAGATCGAGATCACGCCACAATCGCATCTCACCAAGGTTGATCACATCGTCTATTGATACGGTGAACTCAGCGTCATCATCTTCAAGCCATGCCTGAATTTTTGCGCTGAGCTGAGCGTAGGTCGTGTTGCTCATGGAGAACTCCCATCAAACGGATCACCGCTTTGAGTGATGTAATAATTATTGCCGCTGGTTGCTGTTGAAGCTATTGGGAACGCTGTTGTAAATGGCAAGGAAAAGGTCGGTGACTCTGCCGCAGTAGTCAGTCTCGTTGCATGATAAGTGCCAGCTACATCCAGCTCAATAAACAACCACTGCCCGAATAAATGCTTCACTGCCTCTGATGAAACAAGATGAGTTTCACCACCAGATAGCGTCTCACTGATGGTCCCGGTAACCGCAGCAGTGCCCATCGGGGCAGTAGGGAAAATGCCATTAACGTGTGTAAGTGCCCCACCGCCAACCGATGTTAGGTCATTGCCGTTTGTGGTTAAATCAGTTGCCCCTGTTGCTACAACACCAGCGCCTCCGTTTAGCCTCCAATAACCAATTAAATTAGCCTCTGTTCCAGTAAGCACGACTTCCATATTGTCTTTAATTTCTTTTGCAGTGCGAACATCATTCCATAGCCTTACATCACTTAACGAGCCACCAAATATATTGACACTGGCTATACTCCAAAATAGAGCAAATGGCTCTGAATTAACAAGTGACCCCACTAATGACAAGTCGAGAGGGTAGTCTGGGTCCAGTATTGCATTAAGGTACAACCGCGCTTTGTTTGTTGTACGATCAACAGTTAGTGCTAGATGTACCCAACTGGCAGGTGTTACCGGGTTACCCAGTGTCCACGCTATATTACTGCCATCACTAAAAAAAGGTATGAATGTTTTGCCTTCGTCCTCATACGATATTGCCCAACCAACATTACCACCAAACTCTTTGCCCCCAATTCTTTTGTTCTGACCTTCCAAGCCCGTTGGCTTAACCCAGAGTTCAAAGCTGAAACTCTGATTCTCATCAAAATCAAATAAAGCGACATCCCCGGCATCAAACCAATTAGTTCCGTCACCCTGCACCCCAGTAAAAGTAAACTGACTTTCGGGATCACCATACCTAGCAGGAATGGAAATCTCAGGAGCAGGTCGGTACAAAGCCACGGGGTCTGTGACCGTAACGGGTATCTCTTGCGGGTGTTTTGGCTCCCACCAATCGGGATGCACAAGCAGCCCTTCAATATGACCATCCTCAACCAGATCACGATAGCGCATCTTCTGACCTGAACGCTGACACTCGGCTACAGCATTTTTACCTCTGGCGTATTGCTTCCTCATCGGTACGACTTCGCACCACCGCGCCTGCGACGATGACCGGATGTTGGCACAATACGAACATCACCACGCTCGCGCACGGCGTTCTGTGCGTCCCTGAAGGCATTCTGTGCCTTCGCGTACAGCGCCTGCTCCAACTCCGGTGGCGAGAACTTCTCCGCCAAACGGAACGCCAGACCATAAGCGAATGCGTCATACATGTAGTAGTGGATGTCAGCAGTGTCTGATGCTGTGTCAGAGTCCTCGAACTTGCGTACCACACTGAAAATTATCTGGTCAGTGCTGTTCTCTGGTACGGTCCAGAACGTCATGGTGATGCCATCGCGCTGCTTGTCGATGAATACCCGGTCAGGTCGTCCCTTAGTGTCTTTCTCAGGGATGTTCAGATACTCTGCACGACCCATGAACTCGATCGGCGTGTCTACCCCATCACGACGCAACACAACGTCGATGATATCAACGATATTGACACCACCTACATCAAGGTCGAAGTCGGTGCCAGCAACGTACGCCGCCTGACTCTCCACCATCGACATCGTATCCTCACGAACACGAAAGTCGTGATAATCCTTGGTTGCCCAGTCAGCAAGCATGAAGCGCATGGAACGACGCGCAGACAGAATGTGGCGAGTTGCTACGATCGCCGGGTCTATTCGCGCCCGTTCCATTGCCTCATCGAACATCTCAGCAAGATCGGGATTGAAAATGTAAGTCCCAGATGTCGCCATGATGTTAAGCCTGCGCTATACGGATCGTCACAAGAGCCGAATCGAACGCCTGTTCACCGACAGGTACTGCGGTCACCGTTCCTGTTTGTATTTCAGCACGGATGTAATAAAACGGACCCTGAGAATTGATCGTGCTGGCTACCCAGTCACTCGGTAAAGTCCATGATACTACTTGAGCACCAGTTGTTTTGAAGCCAGTAGAAGCATCAGTAACTCCTGCCAGAGCAGTCCACGCAGTGCCATTCCAATATTCCCATACAACCGTGTACGTGCCAGTTCCCACTGTGCTGGTATCAATCGTAAAGCTGGATTGCGGCTCTGTAAAACCGAAGTTGTATCGGTCAATAGCTGCTACCGGAACCGCTGGGAATAATGTCATGTCATTAGCGGTAGCTTCGTTCGCTTCCGTGGTTTCATCGACAAACACCCCACCATCTTCTGCAATGGCTGCGGCGATAGCTCCAGTACCAGTGGCTGTCACATTCAATCGCAACGCATACGCACCTAACTTGCCACGAAAGGCATTGGATGCGAGTGTCAGCGCTGTCCACGTTGCATTTGCACCAGTGGTCAGATCGGTTCCATCAAGCTCCCCGACTGAAGGTGCCCTTATGATGTTTTCAAGCGTGTAATCAACAGTAAGGGTCGCGCCGTTTGGTACAACAGTTAATGATAGGTCATCAGCGTAACGATTAATCGGGATGTATTTTATTCCTACCCCTTGTTGCGTTACGACAATGATTCTCTGCGTGCCATGAGACATGAATCACCCCCTTTAGTCGTTGACTTTACCGTCATCGTCAAACGTGTACGTGATGATAATACTGATTACGCCAGCGGTGTTATTTGTACCAACACCATCGTCACCATAATTGACTTCAGCTTCCTCGGTCATTGCCACACCGAGTAACACACCAGCGAGCGTGTCACCGATCTGCGTGTTGCTACTCGCCTCATAATCCAGCCCGTCACACAGCCCATTATCATCCGGCGTAGCACGCTCAAGGCCAATATCAAGAATTGGTGCTGTGCCACCACTGATAGTGGTCGTTTCAAGTACCGATACACTCAATGGTATTGCGCCAAGAGGTAAGGATTTACCCGTACCCGTACCCGCATCTGCGGTGGCTGCAAGCCCCTCAATTACCAGTACGCATGGAACAACACCGATTGCGACCGTGCTTTTTTGTGAGCCTACCTGTCTCCAGTAGCCCTTGATTGTGCTTCTCTTACCCATCTGTCTATCTCCAGTCTCTTTACGAGTCGTCAGGGTGAAAAATAAAGAACGGTGCCGAGATCACCCGGCACCGTCTGTTACTGCTTAGCTGCTGCCAGAACTCGCGAAGCCACCACGATAGTCAGACCAGCCGAACGAGTATCGCTCACGAGCTTTGTACCGCAAATTGCCAGTTTCAAAGTCGCCTTCAATACCACGTTGGATGTTCTTTCTGATCATGTGCTTCAGACCATCCTGTTGATCCGTCATCAAGTACCAAGCATTGGCATCCGTCAGACGATGGTTCTTGTAGCAACCACCGGGGATCATGCCCATCTTCTTCATGGCATTCACGTCGTTGTCAGCCGTACCGGGACGGTAAGGACTGGTCAACAGACGTTCTGCCACGAACATCAGATCAGGCGGTGTAATCAGCTTCATAGCGCGACACGCGATTGGAATGCTGCGCTCATCCACGAACTTGCTAATCGCAATCATCGCTTCCTCTAGGGAAGTTTCAGACAGATCAGCTTGCGTCGAGAATGTGTTCGCCTGCGTACCACCACCGAAGAGCGGATGCGCCGTACTAAACAGTTCAACTCCATCACCACCGGGGAAGGTGCTGTCGAAGCCGTTGTTCAGAACTGCTGCACCTTTAACTTCTTTGGTGTGCTGCATTGAACGCGCAAGTGCCTTACTGTACTTGCTGCCGAGTGAGCCGTAGAGATTGTCTTCCTCAGCTTCTTCCGTGAGTGCGAATGCCAAGGCAATCGTCTCATGGACGTAACGAGAGGTGAATGCTTCGCCACCCTGATCATAAATGACCGGAGCACCTTCAGGCTTAACGGGCGCACCCGCGAGACCTGCCAGCAATACATCTTCCTCGTACGCTTTGGTTGAACTTTCTACTGCGTAAATAGGTTTCCACTCCTGCTCGTAGCGCTTGTATTCCAAGCCGAACACGGTGTTGAGACCTTCCTGTAGCTCCTTCCTAAAGCGAGCACGATTCATGATAGCCATTCTTGTGCTCCTTTAAGCTACGCTACGTAGGGTGCCTTGGTACTCAGCTTCGGCAATGATGACTTCCCAGCGTGAGTGATCTGCT